AAGGCTCAAGAGCCAGAGGTCAGAACCAACAGCGTTGAGTTTGAAGTCAGGGCTGAGGGCGATGGCATGACCTTTACTGGCTATGCCTCTGTGTTCAACAGCCCATCACAAGACCTTGGTGGCTTCATCGAGTATGTTGCTCCTGGTGCTTTCAAGCGTTCCCTGCAATCTCGCAATGAAGTAAAGCTACTTTGGAACCACGACAGCGGTGAGCCACTCGCCTCACTTAGAGGTGGCACCATGCAACTTGTTGAAGATGACCGAGGCCTGAAGGTCACAGCAACATTGCCACAGACCAGCCGCGGAAAAGATGTTGCTGAACTTTTGCGTACTAAAGTAATCGATTCTATGAGCTTTGGTTTCAATGTCATCAAAGACACTTGGTCAAGAGATGGGCAGACACGCACACTAGATTCAGTCAGACTATTCGAGGTGTCAATCGTGAGCTTCCCAGCTTATGAGGCAACAACAGCTCAGGTTCGCTCACAGCCAACTATCAACCCTGACCAGCTAGCCGATGCTCTACTAAAGCTAGAGTCTGGTGAGGAACTAGACGAGGAAAACGCAACCTTGATTACCGAGGTTGTCAACAAGCTAAAGGCCAGCCCAGAGGTGACTGAGGAAGTTGCAGACAACGGCCTTGACTTGCTGGACCTAAAGAAAAAGCAATTTGACCTATTACTGAAAAGGATCTAAACATGGCAACCAAAGATGAAATCAAAGCAGCTTTACTAAAGGCAGCCGGCAACCCATCAACAGGTATAATCAAAGACCTAGCCGATGACTTTGCTCAGGCAGTCTGGGAGCTAGACAACAAAAACTCGATAAACCCTGCCAAAGAAGTAAGGGTTATTGACAGTAAAGAAACTCGCTAACTGTTTCTTTAGCCCCAGCTCGGTCCCCCTTCCTGAGCTGGGGTTTTCTTTTGCCTATAAACTTGTTGTTATCAGTTGAGTGTAAGCACCGCTGTGTCTGTTGAGTGTCAGCACCGCAGGAAACCCTAATCAACTAACTAACAGGAGAATCATGTCAGACTTTATCAAGTCACAGATGGATGCTCGCAACAACCTCATTGCTCAGGCAAGAGAAGTCCTAGACTTCGCAGAGGCTGAAAAGCGTGGTCTATCAGCAGAAGAAAACCAGAAGATTGCCCGTATCGAAGCTGACATTGACTCAGCCGACACAGCTATCTCAACTGCTCGTAGCATTGCAGAGCGTGAAGCTCGTGCAGCAGAGGCAGCAGCATCATTCGCACCACAGGCATCAGCACCAGCTAACACTGACGCTGACATCCTTCGCTCAATCGCTACCGGTGAGATTCGTGGCTACGAGTTCGCTCGTGAGGCTCGTACTCTAGTTCCATCAGCTAACACTGTTGGCCAGAGCTTCTTTGACCAGGTATTCGAGATCGCACAGCTAGTTGGCCCAATGCTAACTGTTTCTGAGGTCTTCAACACCACCAGCGGAGAAAATTTGGTCATCCCGACTGTCACAGCGACTTCAACCTCTGGTTCAGTTGCAGCAGCAGGAACCATCTCAGAGTCCAACCCAACCTTCTCATCCATCACCCTTGGTGCTGAGAAGTACGGAGCTCTAGTTCAGGTTGCACAGGAACTTGTTTCTGATGCCGGATTTAACATCACCAGCTACATCGCCCAACAGCTCGGTACAAGCCTGGGCCTAAAGGTCAACGATGTTCTAACCACAAAGCTATCCGCTGCTGCTGGTTCAGTAGTTCGTGGAACCGCAACCAACTTTGCTGCTACCTACGAGGACTTGATTGACCTTGTTTACGGCATCGCAGATGGTGCTCGTGTTCTACCTGGACTAGGTTTCCAGATGAGCAAGACCGGTATCGCAGCTGCTCGTAAGCTAAAGGATGAGTCAGGTGCTTACATCTGGACCGACTCAGCAGTACCAGGACAGCCAGCAACCTTGCTTGGCTACCCAGTATTCGAGAACCCAAATGTTGCTGCTGTTGGAACTGCTGCTAAGTCAGTATTGTTCGGACACCTACCATCATTCAAGGTTCGCGTTGCAGGTGGAATGAGAGTTGACCAGTCAACTGACTTCGCTTTCAACACCGACACTGTGACCTACCGAGGCCTAATGCGAGTAGATGGTGGACTAACCCACGCTTCTCACATTGGTTTCTACCAGGGTAAGTAATTAGCCCTAGCTAAATAAGCTGACAAGCCCCAAGCGTGTAGGTTCGCTTGGGGCTTGTCTTTTGCTAGGATTATGGCAACAAAGGGAGAAACCTACATGAGCAAGACTAAAAGAAAACTAAAAGGCACTGTATCTGTTTTTAGCAACTCGCCAGGACAGCCAACAGGATACGGACAAGCTGCCGATGCCCTAGTCAAACTGCTAAAGCGTGATGGTGCCAATGTCGCTGCCTTGTCTAACTATGGGCATGAAGGCATAAACACGATCTACAACACCGAGTACGGCGAAATTCCCATCTACGCTAGAGGCTCTGAGTCCTACTCAAACGATGTCACCCCAGCTCACCACAAGCATTGGAAAGCCCTAAACGCTGACCAGCCAGACTTAATGATTACCCTTTACGATGTTTGGGTTCTCAACGCTAAGGGTTTCGACACTATCCCTATTGCAAGCTGGACCCCGATTGACCACAACCCAATCCCACCAGGTGTATTGAAGTGGCTAAAAAAAGAAAATGTCACACCGCTTGCTATGAGCAAGTTTGGACTAGACCAGATAAACAAGGCAGGTGTTGAGGGGCACTACATCCCTCACAGCATTGACACCAAGGTATTCAAGTTCACAGACAAGATTGACGGCTTGCCAGTTGACAAATACATGGGCTTTGAAAATGACCGCTTTGTAGTTGGTATGAACGCTGCTAACAAGGCATCAGGTATCTTGCACCGCAAGGCTTACTCAGAGAACATGATGGCCTTTGCCATGTTTGCCCGAAAGCACCCAGACGCAATGCTTTACATCCACGCAGATGCAAGCTCACCTCATGGCTGGAACCTTATGGCACTTGGCCAGTTGCTCGGTATCCCGATTGACAACATGACCTTCCCTGACCCACTTGCTTACAAGTATGGGATGCCACAATCTACCCTTGCAGGTATCTACTCAAGCTGGGATGTGATGCTTGCTACCAGCTATGGTGAGGGCTTTGGTATCCCAACAGTCGAGGCTCAGGCTTGTGGTGTGCCAGTTATTGTCAGCAAGTTTGCCGCTAGTCCTGAGTTAGTTGGAGATGGTTGGGCAGTATCAGGTCAGCCACTCTACGATCCAGCCCAGCACTCATTCTGGAACATCCCATCGGTGCCAGAGATAGTAGAGGCATTGGAACAGGCCTACGCTAAGGGCAAGAACAAGTCGGCTAAGGCTGTTGAGTTTGCACAAAACTACGACCATGAAAAGGTCTGGCAAGAGAACTGGATGCCGGTGCTAAAGAAACTACTCAAGTGATTGCCTGGGTATCTCACCACTTACCTGACAAAGACGGCAAGCTAGTCGGTGGGGCAGAGATGACCGATGTGGCACTGCTAACAGATGCCCCAACTGAATACACAATCGTCACCCCTGACAACTGGAAGCAAGCTCTAGAATTTGACAAGATAGTTATTACAGGCACAGATCTACTTAGCCCCTTTGCCATGACACAGCTTGCTAGGCGAAAGCCTGTTGTTGCTGTCCATCACTTACAAACAAGAACAGAGGAAAGAGCTCAACTACTCAGCTCTGCCTCAACCCTTATCTGCCACAGCCCTAAGCACCTAGAGCTAGAGCTGTCTTGGACCAAGCCAAAGCAAAGCACTTGGATTATTAGCCCACATGACCCTAGCCAGTTCACAGCCAAATCAAAGGAAAACTTTGCACTTTGGGCTGCAAGGTGGCATGAGCAAAAGGGTCCACTACAGGCAATACAGTGGGCTAGTCAAAACTCAATTCCCTTGCTAATGATGTATGACAAGACAAGGGCTGAGGTGCTAGAGGCCATGAGCAGAGCTAAAGACTTTGTATTCTTGCCAACTAGCTTTGATGCCGAGCCACGCACAATCATCGAGGCAGTTTTGTCGGGTTGCCAGGTGCACACAAACGACCTAGCTGGCATCACCTCAATCCCTAACTGGCAAGACCCAGAAACCCTGACCAACCTAGTCAGCAACTCAAAGGAATTATTTTGGAACACAGTCCTACAATAGGCATCTGCTCAAGCTTGTTTGGCAGCGGCTACTCTGGCTTTTACCCAAGATGGTGGGCAGGTATCCAATCCCTAAATAAGCAACCAGCCGAGATAGTTATTGTGCATGACCCTGCAAACAAGGATGAAGTGCTGGCCAACATCCCACAAGATTACAAGTCAATGACAAAGACAATCGAGATGACCGGCAACTATTCAGACTTTAGGCTTGCCATGCAAAGGGCACTAACAACTGACTGGATCTCTGTCGGCGATGTTGATGACCAGTATCTGCCAGGGGCTTTTGACGAGCTAGAGCAAGCCCATGCTGAGGGTTGCGACATCTACATTGACAAGGTGCAATTCAAGCATGACAGCTCAATCATGGAAGGTGCTTGGGAACCTGAGCACATACCTTACAGAATGACCTGCCCAGGCAATGCCCCTATCAAGCGAGAGCTGTATGAAAAGACTGGTGGTGCTAGGGGTGGCAGTTTCTACGATGACTGGGAGCTTTACATTAGATGTGTTGCTGCTGGTGCCAAGCCATTCCATGCCACTACTGTTAGGCTTATCCACGACTTAGGACACGACAGAGTGACCCTTAGTGGAGTAAACAGGCCAAGCATAAACGACAGCATTGGCCAAGATGCAATCGCTAAAGTTCGACAAGAGCTTGGCTTCTAGGAGAGAGCAATGAAGGTAGGCATTACAGGCGGTCAAGGCTTTATTGGGTCTTGGGTAGTCGAGGAACTAGAGAGGCGTGGCCACTCGGTCCTGAGCCTAGATCACAGAGTACGCAATCACACTGACAATGTGATGCTTGGCGATGTCAGGGATGAAACAGCAGTCATGGAGTTTGCAGCTCATGTTGACGGCATCATCCATCTAGCAGCAGTCTTGGGCACAGTAGAAACTATTGACCGACCCTTGCCAGCAGCAGAGACAAACATCATCGGCACTCTCAATGTGTTTGAGGCAGCATCTCGCTATGACCTGCCAGTAGTCTTTGCCGCTGTCGGTAATGCCAACATTGCCAGAGGAACATACTGCATCACCAAGTCTGCCTCTGAGCGATTTGTTGAGATGTACCGAGAGGATCGTGGGCTAAGAGTCACAAGCGTTAGACCTATGAACGCCTACGGCCCAAGGCAGTCAGCCCCAGAGCCTTATGGTGCAGCCAAGGTAAGAAAGATTGTCCCAAGCTTTGTATGCTCTGCCCTAGCTGGCGACCCACTAATGGTTTACGGCGATGGCAGTCAGGTCAGCGATTCAGTCTGGGTAGGCGATGTTGCCAGGGTCTTTGTGACGGCTCTAGAAAAGGCAGCCGAGGGTATTGTGCCAACACACCCAATAGATGTGGGCAACGAGTTTCCAACGACAGTGCTAGATGTGGCCAATGAGGTAATCAAGAATGTCATCAAGGGCACAATCGAAACTGTACCGATGAGAGCCGGTGAGCCTTTTGGTGGGCCTATGAGCACTCAGGCAGAACTGCTGAAAGTTGTCGAGGCAGTCAAGACTGCTAACCCTAAGCTAAGGCCAGCCGATGTGAGGCGTGTTGTTAGAGAACTTGGCACAGTAGTTAGTGCAGACATCACAACCCTTGAGGCTATCGGTATTGACCCTGCAAGCTTCAAGCCTTTGTCCGAGGGTATTGCCGAAACAGTAGAGTGGTTTAGGGCTAACCGAGGTACGACTTGGGATACCAAATAGCAGATAGACTAGAGGCATTATGGCAATCACAAACGGCTACGCCACACTTCTCGATGTCAAGAGTGCCCTACGCATTACAGACAGCATTGACGACTCTCTACTAGAAACAGCTATTGAGTCTGCCTCAAGACTTATTGACGGCTTCACAGCTAGAAGCTTCTCAAACGCTGGAACGGCAGTACGCAACTTTGCTGCTACCGATGCCATCAACCTAATCATTGACGATGCAATCACAGTTACAAAGGTTGAGTCCACCGATGAGATTGGTGACACCTACACAGAGTGGAACGCAACTGACTACCAGCTTGAGCCTGTAAACAGCAGAGCAGATGGCCTTTACTCGCCTTACACAGGCATCAGAGCTGTCAACACTTACACTTGGCCAGTAGTTGACTACCAGGCACTTGTCAGAATCACCGGCACTTGGGGTTGGGCATCTGTACCTACCGCTGTCAAGCAAGCCTGTGTGATTCAGTCATCTAGGATTTTCAAGCGTTTAGACTCACCTTTGGGTGTAGCTGGCTTTGGAGATCTAGGAGCTATCCGAGTTGGTCGCTACCTTGACCCAGATGTCGAGCAACTACTTATGCCTTACAGAATCATGAGGAACTTCGGCTAATGAGCATCAGCCTAATTAGGCAGGGCCTAGCCACAAACATTGGCACTATTGCCGGACTAAGAACCGCCGCTGAGATTCCAGACCTACCTAACCCACCCATTGCTGTTGTATCGCTTAGCTCGGTTGAGTATGACGGAGCTTTTGCCAAGGGGCTTACTCGATACAACTTTCAGGTCACTGTCATTGTTGGCAGAGTTGCCGAGAGAGAGGCACAAAGAAGGCTTGACACCTACATTTCTACTGGGTCTAGCAGTGTCAAGTATGCACTAGAATCAGATAAGACTCTCGGTGGTAATGCCTACGATTGCCGAGTGGTGTCAATGAACTCAGTTGGGTCATTGGTGATTAGCGACAACACATACCTGGCTGCCGACTTTACAGTGGCAGTCATAGCAAACTAGGAGAAACAACATGGCAAAGTTTTACGCACAAGACTACAAGATCACAATCGGCACAGCCGTACTAAGCGAGGACATCGCTTCTGTGACTCTTGACATCACAAGTGATGAAATCGAAACAACGGCTTTTGGGCAAACTTATAGAACGAGGATCGGGGGCCTTCGCGATGCATCTGTATCCCTAGACTTCCACCAGGACTTTGGAGCAGGTTCAGTTGATGCTCTACTATTCCCACTTATGGGCTCAACAGTTGCTGTAAAGATTGCACCTACTTCTGGTACAGTCACCGCAACCAACCCTGAGTACCGCTTCACAGCTCTAGTCACCCAGTACCAGCCATTCGCCGGTGCCGTTGGTGACCTTGCTACCCTATCTGTGACTTGGCCTGTATCAGGTGAAGTTGTAAGAGGCACCGCACCAGCTGCATAAGCTGATAAGGTAAAAGCATGAAAATAAACCTACAATTAGAGTACAGCGACAAGCCTGGTGAATCTAAAGAGATTACCTGCCTAGCATCTGACATGGTGAAGTTTGAATCACAGTTCAACATCTCCATTGCAAATCTAGAAAAGGACATCAAGATCACTCACCTGCTTTTCCTAGCTTGGGCAAGTGAAACACGCACCAAGGCAACTGCCGAACCTTTTGAGAAATGGGTTGACGGAATCGTATCCGTTTCAGCAGCTGACGACCCAAAAGCATAAAGGGTCTAGGCGACCAATCCGCTCACTGGTTCATTGCAGCCCTAGCAGTCGAAACTGGCATTAGTCCTAGGGAGTTGCTTGAACTCGATGAACGCATGCTCTGGACAATCAGCCGATACTTGATTGCAAAGAATCAAACCAAGGCTCCAAGAAAAAGATAAGCCCCCCCAAAAGGGGGTTTTTCTTTTGGGTAGAATTGAAGCCAAGGAGCATAATGCAAAGCATCAAAGCAACAGGCGTAAAAGAAACACTCGCCGAGCTAAAGCGTCTAGACCCTGAGCTACTCAAACAGATGAGAAAAGACATCAAGAACGAGCCAGGTCTTGCCAGTGCTGTTTCTGCTATCAAGAGCAAAATCCCACCAATCTCTCCGCTATCTGGCATGACACACAATGGCCGGACTGCCTACAAGAAGGCAAGGGTCTCTACAAGCTTCAAACCAAGTGTGAGGT